AGGGGTTCTACGACCCCCCATATTCATGGGGGCTATGATCTGACCACTCAGAATATCTGCTGTAGCAAAGATTCCTTTACCCTGAATAGGTGAAGAGCCAGTAGAGATAGAGTAACTACCATCAGGAAATGGTATACAGTCACCACGATATTTGGATACGCTCTCTACAGCTTCCAGAGACCAACCAGCTTCCATCATGGCAAAGTAGAAGTCTCTCCTGTCATCCTCATGCAACTCATACTCCTCTTGAAGCTTCTTCCTTTGATGCTCGTGATAGATGTCTGGTGCTTTGAATAGGGTGGACTCTAGATACTCAACATCCGTGCTACTAGTAACATAGATGTTCTGCCACACAACCTCTTCGAGGGTATAGCCAGTCTTGCTACCAGGAGGAGCTACAAACATGTGTGGAGCTACCAGTGTCTTGACAGCACCATCACCTCCACAGACGTTGATAGATCCCTTGAGGAGAATATTCATGTGCTCTGTGAGATGCTCTGCACCTATGATCAAGACACCCTTGGGATAGGTTGCTTCACGGATATAGACACCACCACCAAACCTATGAACTATGGAGTTACGTGGTTGTTCCTTATCTAGGAATACTTGGGCAAGAGCCAGCCTGTCTTCTTTATTGACTAGATTGAATCCTTCTTTGGATACCAGAGAGAGGACTTCTTGTTCCAAAGTTAGCTCCTGTAACGACCACCACCAACACCCTGCTCCTGATCAAGCTCTCCAATACGGAAATCAATCTCAGCGCCATCTAACCGGAGGGGAACGTTACTGGTACAGAGAAACTCCCAGGCTCTACGACGATCAGCACCGCTTAGGTAAATCTGTGATCTGGAAGCATTGAGGTCAATAGACCTGTAGCTAGACCAAGTGTTGTAATCATCACCTGAATGTCGTACTTGAAGAGTACCCGCTACCTTGTCCCCAATGATTTCAAGTCTACCATAGAACTTCCTCTTTGTGGAACCATTGTCAGCTATATCAGTTACGGTACGGCAGTAGATGGGTTGTCCAGCATCCTGGTATGTATTGACATCAAAGTAGTAGATTGTGGCTGTGTCGTCATCCAAGACAAAGGGTACTGACAGCACCTCTGCGTAGTAGGTGGGTCTGAAATAAGACTCAACCCAAGTACCTGGGTTAGGCTGGTCATTAGACATCATGGAATACTGCGTCCATTGATACCAAGTCTTCTCGTTAATGTCGTACACCAGGGTCTCGTTAGAGCTGTGTAACGCCAATAGGTATAAGGTATGCCCACTGAACTTATAGACGAATGAAGAGACCCTAGCTAGGTCAGCAGCTTCCAGATGCTTGTCTATGTTGTCTGAGGACACCTTGATAGGAGATACCCCATCCAATAGGTATACGGCTCTACCATGAGACTTGCTTGTACCTACCCAGACAACTGTGTTGTCTGTAGAGGCTATGGTGTCTCCGTTAATACAGCCAATCTCATTGGTGTAAGACTGGGACACAGCTAGTGGAGATCCAGTTGGATTAGCATTGTCATAGAAGAACTGCATACTGGTCTGTCCGAAGGCTACCAGATAGTTCAGGTGCTTAATGATGCCTACCAAGGTATCAGTAGTCTGCTCAAAGGTAAGGAAGTTCAGAGCATTCCAAGACGTTGGATCACCTACCTCAGAGTTGTAGATTCGATTATTAGTGGTACCTATGAATACATAGTTATCCAGAAACACAGCACCAGCCACGTAGGGGCCAGAAGGAAATGCACTCAGTAGAGCAGTCAGAGCAGCACTAGATCCCATGTCTACAAAGGTAATATTCCCAGAGACAGTATCAGCGTTAGCAATACTCAGTGTGATAGTCGTGCTGCTGATACTAGTAACAATAGCATTAGGAGCTATACCAGTACCAGTGACAGACATACCTGTGTAGATGCCAGTAGCAGAGGATACTACGATTGTGAAGAATGCTTTGGTGCCAGTACCAGTTGGGATAGCGACTGGTGGGATGTTAACAATAGCGGAGGGTGCAGTAGTCATCCCACTACCAGCATTGGTTATGGTTACAACAGTGATATGCCCAGTAGTATCAACAGTTGGAGTAAGAACAACCCCACCTGTAGCAGTGGTAGCTAGCAATGCGAAGTTACTTAGGAGTGCAAGGCTAGTTGAAGTTATTACCAAGCTGCCTGTAGTGGGGGTCACTAACGTAGCAGTAACAGTCAAGTCAGCACCACCACCATTAGCAAAGTTTAGTGCTGATGTTAGAGCTGTTGCTAAATCAGTCATCGTAGCCGTACTTAAAGCATACGTCCCAGTTAAGCTGGGGACTGTCAATGTTATTCCAGCAACAGTCAGTCTTGCCTTAAGGAAGTCTGTGATGGTTGCAGTGGTACCAAAACTAATATTAGAGATCGTCTGTGTGCTACTGCTTGCAAGTTGGGTAGCTGTGCCTATGCTCACTCCAGTTCTACCTGGAGTAATAGTCATACCGGAGCTATACCCAGCACCAGAGTTGTCTATGGAGACAGACACAACCTTATCGTTGGTGATACCACTGAACACACCGGCCTGACTATAGAGGTACCCATTAGTCTTGTTATGGAGGAACAAGTAAGCATCAAGGAAGGTTCTGACAAAGTAGCTACGAGAGATGGCTCCAACTATGCTCCCAACAGTAGTGGTTGCGTAGGGTGTTGTGGGGCTAGTGGAGTAGACGGTGTTATTAATAACACTGATCAGCTTGTTGTTGAAGCTGGCTAGACCTTGACTAGGAGTCTCAGCAGGAGGAGTGATAGCGACAACTTGTGTCGCAGCAACTAGTCCAGGACGCTTAATGAACTCCCGCTTCTGATCCCTCTTCTCAAAGACACAGTTAACCGATCTGGAGTCCTTGAGGAAGTTACCAACCCTAGACTCTATCGGCTGAGATAGAGGTAGACGCTCTGTTGCCATGCTTACCGCCCATAGACTGTGTTACCTGTCGATCTGAAGTCTGGGGCAAAGAAGGTACTGGTAGCCTCAACATCCCAGTCCGAGAGCTGTGTCTTGTACATCATTGCTCTGGTACCAATCTCTTGTCTGTGGTTCATGGGAATACCATACTCCAGTGCTAATTGATCAGCTAGATTCCATACCAAACAGTTTGTCCACTCGTTAGGGAAGTCTGCCATGTCTGTAGCAGAGTTGATGTCATTGAGAGGCAACTGAGCTACTACATGAAGCTCCAGGTTAGTCTGAGCATTCACATCTGGTGTGAGGTAGACAGACAGGATGCCAGTGAGCTTCTTGGGATCATAGAAGATGCTGTTAGCTGTCCCAGTGGAGTACTTGGAACCAAGGACGTTGTACTCTTGCTTGGATAATAGCAACACAGGAACATCAACTGGAGGAGTACTCTGGTTGTTCCTGTAGAAGCCTTGGATGATCTTAAGAGGCTTATCTGTGATGGCTACTGTGGGAGCCTGTGTGTCGTACATCAAAGCACTGGTAGACCCACCAAGGTTGTACTGAGTCTGCCCACTGATGAGTGGGATGACTAGCTCTGAGTTCTTCCACATCTTCAGACCATCTGTACTCATATGCTTAATGAACAGATTGAGGGACATAGAGGCATTGGCTATGGTAGCTGGATCAGGTACATCACCTATCTCAAGGATACCAATCTTCCTCAATGCTAGAGTGATGATCTGGTCACGATCAAGGTTGTACGTACTGCTCATGTTTGTTCCTTTAGCTTGTTGGTGTGAGTGTAACCAGCATACCTGGGTATGGTTGACCAGCTACAGCACAGCCAGCTACAGCCCAATAAGAGATGCAAGAGTTACTCTCAAGAGTACACACAGGTCTATTGCCTCTATCTATATCCGCTGAAGCACAGTCAGCAACACCATAGTCTGCTATGCCTTGTGAGGTGATAGGAGTACAGACAAAGGAGAAGACATCACTCTGCTCTGGTCTAGTCCAAGGTGGAACCATCTTGTCGGCTACACCCCTGACGTAATCCTGTGGTTGTCTAGGCTCCCAGCAGTCCTTATCAACCATCAACCCATCCCAACGCTGTCTCAAGACATTGGAATTAAACTCTCTGCCACATACGTCACAGACAGTCTTCCAGAGTCCTGAATCAAAGCGTGACTTGTAGCTCACTGTCTATTCTCCTGAGAAAGCAACTACAGCAGTAACAGGAACAGCTTCAGAGAAAGTGACTGTGTTGTTAGCGTTCTCGGTGTAGCTAGTACCTAGGACTTGATACACACCATTGATGTGGACATCCAGATCCAAGGCACCCTTGACGAAGGTAAAGGGAACCGTGAACACAGTCTGACCAGCAGTGGCGGTAACAGTGCCACGATTACGGCTAACAGGAGTCTTACCATAGACGTAGTTGTTCACATCGTTAAGCCAGGTGGCTACGATGGGGGTACTCTGGTCTATAAAGTATGTGCTTGCCATATCAGTTCCATCCATGAAATCGAATCATCAAATAAGCAAACGCTGCACCACCAGCACCAGCGATGAAGTCCCAAGGGTCAACAGTGTGGGTAGCTGGATGTGTAGCATCCCACACCCATTCCTTCAGCACTCCGAGTGCAATCACAGCAGCTAGGACGTACAGGGGATTGATCCACAGGCCAAAGGTGTAGACAAGGAATGCACTGCCCAAGATG